ATAATCTATTAGCATTAACTACATAATTACCTTCGTCAAAAACTAGTACCGGAATACCGATATGAGTTACTTCTGTAAGTTCAGCAGTAAAAACAATTATTTCATGCAGTTCTTCTCCCCTTAAAGTAACATTATACACATTACCTATACAATGTGCTAATTTAGGAGCCTCGTTCTTACTTTTCAAATTAACCCCTCCCTTAGTTCTGTAACTCCGTTCCACTTTACATTACCTTTCGATACTTCTAAAGTTTCCCAAGTGCTACCGACTAAGGAGGTATTTGTTTTACTACTAAGTAATTCAGCCTTATACACTACATTACCCTTCTTTAGAGTACGCTTAGTAGTAATAATCTGATGTAGATAATCTCCCCAATTATGCCAATTAGGTTTAGAACCAATTACTTCACCCGTTGCGCCATAGTCGGCTTTTGAATGAGTAATATATACTTGGTCACAATTAAGATTCTTACACATCATCAAAAGAGAATAGAACGGTGCATTTCTTTTACCCCATTCAAACTTCATCTTTTGTGGCTTTCCAATCTTAGAAGAACCTGTTACATGCAAAGTGCAACAATCAAGCCATTTATCCACACCATCGAATACAAAGAGGACATCTTCTCCTTCTTCAATTTTAGATTTTACAAACAAAACAAAGTCTTCTGAATTTGCTTCGGACTTCTGTATATCTAATTCACCATTATGGTTCCTAACTTCAGGATTCCATAATGTAATTCTATCCGTACATTCATGGTTTTGTCTCCAAGTTGGCTCGCAACCATCGTCCCAATCTAAAACATATACTTGTTTATTAGGAAAATCAAGTGCTAATCCACTCTTTACTGTTTTTGGTTCTCCCCAAATACCACAAATCAAACGATTATTTCGCTTTAATCTGTCTGCTGTTTGAGTTTTAAGTTTATCCTTAAATGCAATCACTCTTGAGTTGTTTTGCATTTCTTTCGCTACTGCTTCATTATTATTTTTATTACTAGTTAATCCCATTTTAATCACTCCATTTCTATTAATTCATCTATTGAAATCATTACTTCTTGTCCGTGTATTTCACACCACAATTCAATTATTCTTTTAAGTTCCCATTCGTCTTTACACACATACCTTACTTCTTTCTGGCCAATATGTAATTTAGTCCAATAAGTTCCTTCTTCTTTTTCGTTTTCTTTCCAAGTTATAAAATCAACTGTGAATAAATCAATGATATAACTATTCTTTTTTATTAAATATCGTTTCTGTTTAATTATCAATCTTGAACCCCCATAAATTCTTTATAGTTTTCAAGTAAATTATCTAAGTCATTAGTCGACATAGGTTGAATAATGACTTGTGCATTTGAATAAATTTTAACTTCATAATCATTTTTAAACTCTAATCTCCAAGAGATATGTTGTATGTTGTTAAAAAGTATAAACGCTCTTTCTGTTTTTATTGCATTCTTATATATTTTCATATTAATTTCTCCTTTTAAGGTTAGGGCTTTGCACCCATTTGAGTATCAATTTCTCCACAAGTTTATACTTACACTTGTATGCCTCAATTGGAGTTAGACTTCAAAACCAATCAAAGTTTTCTTCGACAGGTTGAGATACTTCAACGGCTGAACCGTGTCTAATAACACAATAAAGACCTGCTACATTAATAGTTACAGGGTCAGTTTCGCCATCAACTGTTCTTTGGCTTGTTCTTCCAACAACAATAACACTAGAACCAATTCCGAAGTCAAGGGTTAAATGACTTGGAACCCAACAAGTAATCATGCCTGAATCGTTTTCATAATCCAATTCAGCATTCAAATCAGTAATGTTAATGATTCTGTTACCGTTCTTAGTAGGAGTCATATTCATATTACAAACTGTACCGTCTGTAATAACAAATCTTTCCTTAGAAGGAAGGGCTTGTCGTGTAATATGCGCTCTATCCATTTCCACCAATGGGGTCAAATGACTGTTATAGTTTTCTCTAAGACAGTTTTCAAAATCAAAACTTTCCATATTCTGATAAAGTTCATTTTCTGGATTCATGTCACTATTAAGTGTTAAACTACTTGAAGTCAAATCCTTAGCCCCATAAATGTCTGTTCCGTTAGAACCTTCAACACATAGGAAATGTACCCATTCAAAAGTATTAGGTGCAAAGTCCACTCCGCCTTGATTCTTATAAGAGAAGTAATAACTTCTCATTTCACCATTACCTAATTTGCCATAGAATACTCCGCTTCTTCGCATTTGTTCAGAAGGTAGTGGCCTACCGTAGTTATCGTTTTTACCGCCATTCATAAAAGTAGGCGTACTATCTAAAGGAATATAGATTCTGCCATCTTCTAATTCTTCTGCACCATCAGGTAGTGTTGAAATTGTCTTTTCATCGTATTCACCGTTATGATAACGGGAAACAACCCATTTTCCTAAAGCGTTTTGTGTAGCAACTGCAACAATACCCTTTTCAACTGCATTATCAGCATCACGCATAAACTCTTCTTTTGCCTTCATTCTGTTCCAAGCCATCATATCTCTTGGAGCATCTAAAGAAACAAAGAAACCAAAAGCGGATTTATAGAAAGAATCATTTCCTTCTGATTTTGTGCCGCCATCTGCATTGTTTGTTCTTCGGGTGTTAGCAACATAATTACGCCACACTCCTTTAGCAATAGGGTTATCTATTTCTATTCCATTTTCAGAACAAATCTCTTTAAATTTGTCCATCGCTTCTTCTGCGCTTAAGTCAATAAATTGTGCGCTTTTTTCTATTTCTGCTTTCATACTTTCATTCATATTTTTCGCCTCTTTTTTTGTTTTGTTTTGTTTTGTTTTTCTAATACAATTGACCTACCATCCATGATAATAGCACTTTTGGGGTCATTGTAGTGGAACGCCATTCGCTTTCTCCTAATGTTCTTAACCATTTAAATTTAAGAACACTATCTAATTCAGATGCAATAATAGCATCGTGCAAACCAATACAGATTTCTCTAACTGTATGGCCTTGATAAAGTAATTCATGTAAGTCACCTAAAGTATTTGGATTTTTATTTATTATTGATATTACTATATTTTTGTATTCGTCAAGTGATTGTTCTATTTGTTTTTGAAGACTTGAATTACTTGCTTTAGCGGCTTGTAACTCTGTTATTGCCCTCCGCATATCACCATTGACGGCATATATAAAGGAGTCTAATTCGCCTTGAGTAAATCGAGTTATTCCCTCTTGCTTAAGAATTGATTGCAATACTTCTAATACTGCTTCATTAGAGAGAGGCTTAAAATGATAATTTGCACACCTACTTTGTAGTGCAAAAATGATTTTATTTCTATCATTACAAGTAATAATAAATCTTATGTTACTAGCATATCTTTCCATAATGCGTTTTAGTGCATTCTGCGAATCAGATGTCATGCCATCCATTTCATCTAATAACATTATTTTAAATGGAATATCGCCTATTCCTCTTGACATAGCCGCATTCTTAATAGTAGTTCTAACTGTTTCTAGTCTTCTATCATCACTTGCATTTATTTCAATAAAGTTATTTTTAAACTCATCCCTTAGTATTTCTTTAGCAATAACTAATCCTGCACCTGTTTTACCATTTCCCGGATTTCCGTACAATAAAAGATTAGGTATGTTTTTCTCTTCTATCCAAGACTTAGCATCCATTACAAAATGTTCTTGTCCCATTATATCAGATAACTTATTCGGCCGATACTTTTCTGTCCATAACATCTTTATTCCTCCATATTGCTAATTTACCCTTACTATTAGTTCTAATAAAGTCAGGGCTTTTTGAAAGTATTACTGCTATTTGTAGGCTAGTAAAAGAATATCCTCTTTTATTATATCCTTGTTCTCTAAGCCTTTGGATTATCTGTGCGCTAGAAAGTTCTTCATTACCCAAAACAACTTTCATTTTATTTATTAGTCTTTTATTTCTCATATAATCCCTCAATACATATTGGAAGGTGCTTCTGTATTAGAAGACATGGCCCTTGCAATTTCTTTAGTTTTCATTTCGATTTCTATTTCTTTTAGTTTAGAAGTTAAATCAAAATCTTTTTCCATTACTTCTAGTGGGGTATAATACTTATCATCTAAGTTACACTCAATAGAAATAATATATGCCATATTAATACAGGTTTGCGTTTTGCCATTATCAACGATAACAAAGTTATGGAATAATCCTAACTGTGGCATTAATGCCATACCTGTTATAGTCTTTGGTTCATCTATGTTATTTGTATAACTAATTGTTGCTTCAAATGCGTGGTATTTTTCATTCATATATAATCACCTAATTTTGTTTGTTCTATTTCTAGAGGGTCTAGTTTTTTTCTCCTAGACTTTCTTTTTTCACCTATTTTTAACAGTCGGCATTCTGCGTTATTTAATTTAGTTTTAGCCCAAGACTTAAAATCTTCATCTTTCAGAAGAGAAGATAATAGTTTTGGGTTTTTTACTCCTAATCTTCTAGATAAACTAGGAATCTTAGAGTATTGTCTTCGCTTTGGCATACTTAATTTACCGTGTTGTTTCCCTTGATGGGCATAAGCAAGCATTTCATAGAAATACCTTTTATGCCATCTTCTTTTAACTACACCATCTATAAAAATTAATCTATTAGGGTGCATATTTTCAACCAACCAAGATAGTATTTGTACATCTGGTGGTTTATTGAATAATAATAATTCCTTCATTAAGTTCCTATCAGGTTCTTTTAGATATTCTGCCACTAAGGAAAAGGTGTCTCTTTCATATGAAAAGGGTTCTTCACTATTTGGTGCTAATGTTTCTAGATTAGTTCTAAGATAATTAGTCGAACCTGCTCTTTTAATCTGACACATGTTTTTAATTTCAGAAGGAATTGATTTTTGGTTAATCGAAGTTAATATCATTAAGCCTTGATAATGACGCAAAACTTGTAGTATTGCAGATTTATCTGGCTTATAATGAATATCTTCAATGATAATTCCCTGTTCCACAGGAAATGAACCTAAGTCAAAATCAATATCATTTGCATATAAAATAAGAGCATTTGGTAGTGCTTCTTTTGCTTTAGTTGATTTTCCTGTTCCTGTCTTTCCTGTTATTATTATTGGTCTATTTTTATTTATATTGGTTAGTCCCATTAAATCACTCCTTTAATTTTAAATATCTCTTCGATACCTTCTGCTGTAATATGTTTGTTTTCTCTAATTAATTCAGCCACTCGTTTAAGTTTAATTAAATCTCCTTTTGCATCTGGCAGGATAGGTAACAAATCACTTACTTTAATGATATTTTTATTACCTGTTATTTTAAGAATAGGCTTAGGTCTTGAAGAATGTTCTTTTGTTTTCAACTTGGAATTAATACCATGCTGTTCAAGAGAACGCTTAACTGCTTTTAAAAAAGTTATATTGGCTCTAAAATTTAAAATTAATCTTACAGAGTAACCTATTTTTCTAGAATCATCTCGGCTGATATTAAGGTTTAATTTACCCGAACTAAGAATAATACCAATTAACATATCTTTGCTAAACATTAGAATCACTACTTGTACTGCCTAAATATTTTGCCTTAAATCTTAAAAATTCTAATCCATGCAATACTATTTCTTTAATCTCATCTTCTAAGTGAATAGTATCTTTTGCTATAATAAACGCTAAACTAGTCCCTTGATAAACATTCCATGCCCTAGCCTCATCTTCATTAATAGGGTCATATAATACTATCATTTCTCCAGAATTTAATTTCTCTCTTAATTGAAATATTAAACCATGAGTTATGGTATCAATATCTTTGGCTTTTATTTCTCCATATATAATAAAAGTAAAACTACTAACTGCTCCATGTTTCTGAATCCATTCCTGTATTTCAGAATCATTATACATTTAGTTCATTCCTGCATATATTTCATATTTTCTGGCCAATAACCTACAGGTGTTTCGTTAGTTTCCAGCCAAAAGAAGTGTGCCGCAGTAATGCGTTTGTCGTTCCTATTTATAGCACTTTCTTCTGCGTTTGCTATTAAGTTGCTTATAGCCGTTTCAACCCATTCAGTGATGAAATACTTTGCATCATTAGATACTACTAAATCAGTATTCTCTTTAATTAAAGAAGTAATATTAATTTTAGTCTTTTTAGAATATCTCTCAGACTTTGGTTGTTCAGGAACAACTAATTCCCCATCACGAATATAAGGACAATACTCAGCCTTAACTAGTTTAGGTCTTCCCTGTTCATGTATGATATTCTTTAAATGAGCATAACCGTCTTCAACCTTTAAACATCTATAAGTTATAGCATCTATGATTGTCATTTCTCCTTGTTGTATCATAATTCATCCCTCGCTTGATTTAAGATTGCGCGTATTAAAAGTAAGTCAACTTCATCTTTTGATGTTTCAGCCAAAGCAAGTAAAAGAATTTGTCTTACTCTGTCTGATGTATCAGGAGTATTAGTTTTGTTGGCTACTTTAAGTGAATCTATTTCTAAAGCCTGTTGCCTAATCTTAGTTTTCATATGCTCCATTTCTTCTGGTGAGGCTATATTTAACCAATCAAATATTGTAGTATTTACTTCAGTTGCAATAAATCTTCTTTTATTGATAGGAGTT